CTAAATATCTATCCTGTAAAGTTTTTATACTAAATTCAGAAAGATAACGATCTCTTCTAAAATCAATTTCTATATTCATTTATTACTCGCTCAATATCAACAATGTTGTCTCGGCCTATAGCGTCATCGCAAAAGGTCATTAAATCCATCAACTCGTAGTTCACGAGTAATTGTTCACAATTTGCATTCAGTTCTTGAATGTACTTATACCGACTATGAATTGGTACAGCTTCATAGATATCCCAAGCACTGCCATATTGCTCGATGAGCTGGGTGGCACGCTTTGGGCCAATGCCTGGAATACCCGGCACGTTATCTCCTTTATCACCTGTGAGACATTTCATTGAGATATACATCTCAGGTGGAATATCATAATGTTCACGCCAGTTGTCTAGTCTTACTTCTCTTCGAGTAACATAAGAGAATCTACCTACATTTTCTTGTATCAGTAGATCCCAGTCACGGTCACTCGAGATGAGCCAAATATACTCTAAATCGTACTTTTCTTTGAACTTTACAAGGTGTGCTGCAATGTCATCAGCCTCTACACCTTTATATCTAAGAACTGGGTAGTCTTCTGCAAGCACTTCGAGGCTTGCTTCGAACTCTTCGAAAAATTCTTCAAATGCGAGTCTCTCGGCTTCTGATTGTTCAGCGAACTTATCCTTTCGATTTTGCTTATAGTCGGGCGAGATCGACTTACGATAAGTAGAGGAACCCCAGTCTGCGGTGATGATAACATTTTTACAGTCATAGGATTTTGCCAAACTTTTTACAGTGCTTTGATAATCATAACGAAAATCAGTTCTACCTTGATGCTTCCAACGAAAAGCTAAGTTGAGAGCATCGACGATTAGAGTAGAATTTGCGTCATCATTGACCATTTTATCAGTCAGATTAAACGCCATCTATAAACCTCACTTTCTCTTCTTTGAGCCATACATCTGCTAGCAGAATATAACAGCCCAACCACTCAATATATATCCAGTGGTCTGTGATTTCTGGAAGAATATCCGTGACAACAAATACCGCTGACCGATTATATTTGAAGAACAACAAAGGCTCCTGGTTTCCGCCTTCTGCTTGCTGTACTACTTTCTTCCACCATTTAATTAAATTATTTGTTCTTGGAGCAGTGAATACTTTGTCATTAAGAGGAGAACTTTCATAGTTTTTTACTTCAATGCAAAAACGATTCTTTGCATGAGGTACATATAAATCTCCTTTGAGATAGTCAAGAGCGCCTGAACTTGGTACTCTTTCAAACTGTAACCCCGTTGACTCTCTAAGCAAATCTCGTACTAAGTACTCTCCACGAGCTCCTTTTGCTCTACTATCAACCATTTTCTCCGCCCATTAAAATTTCTCCGAGCTGATCTAATTTTTCTTGATATTCTGCGGCTTTTGCTAACTCTTCTTCTATAGCTGCCATAATATCAGGATGTTCCCCTATTCCTACCGGACTCTGTAGATAAACTCTCACATTCGCTTGGTGATACTTCACCTTCCCTGCTAGATAGCTCATCATACTGTCTGCTATCATTTTTTTCATTCTGCTTCTCCTTGGTCATCTCCCAAATTAGTCTTCGACGATTATGCATCATACGCTTGGCATGTCCCATTTAGTGCTCCAGTTTACTAACATTACCTGACTTAACTACTTCTACTTTGTCGAGCAGAGGATGAGTCCATCCATGACTCACGACATATGTATTTAAGTCTTCTCCCAAAAGTACCTCTACTAATTTTTCTCGTCCCGTTTCATCTAGTACATTGATAACTTCATCAAGAAACAATATGTTGATCTGAGACTTCGAAATACTACTCATCAGTTTGCGTATAGCAATCAGAGTAGCTGTGTTCACCCTTGCCAATTCTCCACTAGAGAGAGCAAGAATATCCACAATGTTACCATTATCAGTAATTTGAACATTGAGTTTATCATTTGATACTACAAACTCCAGTGTAAAACGTCCATCGGACAATTCTGCTAAATAGCGATTTGTGAGCTCTTCCAACTCTTTTACAAGATTCTCTATCTTGTACGCTAACAAACCGTTTGTGCTGAAAGCTTTTTTCAATACTTCCAAGTGTCCTGCAGTTGCTGCCTCGAGGTCGAGAAGCTCGTTTAATTCGAACAACTCTGCTTCGAACTCTTCAGTTTGCTCCAATATTACTTGGATTCTTGTGTTTCGTTTAGTGATTCGCTCATTTTCTCGTGAGATTCGAACCATCCGTTCCTTAGCATCTGATATTCTCTCTTGAATTCCACGAGCCCTGTCTTTGAGCTCATTAGGATCCAACGTAGATGTCGGGAGGCTGTTGTCAATGCTTCTAAAGAGATCGTGCCAGTCACTTTCAATTTTTCTTGCACGTTGGTATTCTGCATTGTCTCGTTTAATTTGCGATATTCTTCCGTCAATTTCATCTTGTCTTTCTCTCGCTTCAGCAATTTTTCTTGCTTCTGCATCAATTAATGATTGTTTAAAAGAACTGTCTACAGATTGCTCACAAGTGGGACAGTGATCTCCAAGTTTGCTCAACTTGTCTAAGAGTCGCTTTGACCCCGCCGCTGCTTGTTGCAACTTACCAATTTCTGCTTGTAAGTCATCATATGATTGTATACCAGATACTTTACAAGACTGTGCTTCTTCGATATTTATCTTAGCAAGCAAATCTTTATAAGTATTATTCTGAGAAATCTTTTTATTTTTCTCAGAAATATTTTCAATTTCAATCATAAGAGTGGCGAACTCTTGTTCGTCTTCTATTGTCTCAATAGAAATTTCAGACACAGGCAGTATGGATGTATCACTCAATTTGTTATCATTTAACCACTTTTCAATTGTCGCTATTTTAGATTCAATACTAGTAAGATGCAATGTACTCTTTCTAGCTTCTTCTTTGAATAAATCAAAAAGGCGAACATAGTGCTCTAAGTGGAGAAGATCAATGAGAAACTTCTTGCGGTTCGTATCTGTCGCAGTAAGAAACTGTAGACTGCTATTTGTGTTTTGGTATACCAACTGAGAGAAGGTTTTAAAGTCGATTCCAATAATATCTTGGAGTGTCTTGTATGTATTGGTCGCTGTATGAGAACTAATATCTTCTCCATTTTCCAGCAACTTAAGCTTAATACTAGACTTCCGATCAATAATGACATCATAGCGCTTCTCATCTTTTGTAAACTCAAGATGTATATTATATCCTGCATTTACATAACGATTTGGTATATCTGCTTTCTTTATACCTTTTGAGTTTTTGTTGTACAGTGCTTCTTCAATAATTAACGGTATGGACGACTTACCCATACCGTTAGTGCCGAGAACTTGAGTTACAGTATTGTCACTAAGATTCAGCTCATTATCAGCTCCATAGCTAAAACAATTACTCCATTTCAACTTTTGTAGCGTAATCATTAAATATACCTACTATCTGTGGTATTCTATCCTCTGGTATTTCTAGAATATAGGATAGATACTCTACTAATTCATCTTGTATAGTCATCTCTTTGTCTATGACAAGAGTAGCTTCGCTACTTCGTTTGACTACTTTTTTATCAAGAAGCTCTGTGTTCTTGACGTTCGCAAGCTCTTGTATATCACCCTCTATCTCGTAAATTGTATGATGAAAGTCAGTAGGTATCATCTCACTTGGATCTGTTACCGTTTTGCGAATAAGTTGAGGTAAGTCAAAGTTATCCCACATCCACGACCAATCATTTGGATTTATTAAGAGGTAGCCGGTTTGTACCTCGTTTCTGTGAAACGAAGTTGTCATAGGGCTGCCTGGATATACAATATTGCGTTGAGTATTGCTGTGTGCGTGAAGATCGCCTGCAAAAACTACTGGAAAGTCCTCGAATCTGTCTAAGTCCACCTCTGGCTTGACGTGTGGAGGTATCTCTCCTCGAACATGAGTGAACAAAGGCTTCTTTGGATCAAACAGTTCAATAGCATTTTTACGGTGAAGGTCTGCATACGGCAGTACTCCAAATCCAAAGTCATTATCATAGTATGATATATCTACTACTTTAACTAGTGGATTTATATCTTTTGTTACTTTCTTCAATTGTGTAAAGAATGTTTTGTTTTTCTTTGTAGCTTCGTGGTTACCGTCATAGATAAGAGTCGGAATCTTTACGTTTGATATAAAGTCAAAATAAAGTTCCAACTCTTCCATGTTCGGCAGACGGTCAAATAAATCACCTCCAATAATATGCATATTACATTGCATCTCAAGCTCGTGTACTTGCTTGAAAAACATATGGTAGCGATTTATGGCCCACTCACGAGGTACGTTCTTTTGTCCTAGCTTGATGTGCCAGTCTGCCGTAAATAAAATCATCCGATATTAAACTCGTCTTCCAATGATTCGTCGATATCCCCTGCTGCATCTTCACGAATTTCATCGAGAAGAGTTTTCTGAGCGTCTGGTGTAGGACGAGGCATAACGTCATCCATAGACTTCAGATCAGCAATAGCAGCCATCTCACTCTCTCCGAGAGCACGCTGCTTGCACTTAAGTACTTGTAACTGATACTCTACGTTGTACGGGAGAGGCCCAGTCTTTACTCGCTTGAACTTGACATCCCAGCCAGTCTCAGGATCAGTAGGATCACCTAGGTCTTCTGCTGCAGTCAAGATAGCTTCAAACAGCTTCTTCTTGAGGTTGATGATTTTAACTTCACCGCCATCAAGACACTGCATTGCGTAGCTCCAGCCACACTTGAGGTCGGGGTAGTACTCACGAACCCAATCTTTTTCCAGATTATTAAATCGCTCTTCATTACGGTCAAAAGACAAGCACTCAAAAGGAATATTCTTGCCATTCTTGCCTTCGAGCCAGTATACGTAACGTGCTAGTACGTCTCCAACTAAGCGAACTTCGTTGTCTCCGTCTCGGTAAGCATAAGAAGTGATTGATGATTTTTTAGCGCCGCCAGCGGCTTTGTTAAATGATAGTGCCATTAGTGTATGTTCTCCTGTTTGACTTCTTCGAATAGAAAATGAACTTTACCATCTTCTACACGTAGTAGACTGTTATCTTCAAAAAATTCTGTTTCTACTTCGCATTGAAGCAGATCCAGTCGGGTATCCCCAGTGACTAAATAGTCCGCGTACGGACGCATGGAAGCTATTGCGAGATACTGGGCGATCTCACGATAACTGTACTTGTAAGCATTGTATAACAATACATCTGGGTGAACAAGGAAGGATTCGCCATTAAAATGCTTTCCAGTATGTTTATAAATACTATCATATTTGTTCTTTGGTATTGCTCCAGTTACAAGCATTTTAAAGATGACAAAAAGCGTAAGAGGACTACCCTCAGATGCTTCAAACATCTTTTTCCAATCGTAGAATAACATATTATACTCTCATTTGAGGCATTTGTCAAGAAGTATTTTTCTATGTTCAAAGCTGTTTGATTTGATAACCCTGCTTCATGTAGTAGCCCATTCTGCTGGACGCCTGTCTTTGCGCAGTTTTACCTCTTAAATGGATATCAATAATTACCGGATCTATTTTATCTTTGTGTTTTCTAACAACTCGTCCGATAAGCTGAGTTAGAAGCGGTTCATTGTTAACAGGTGTAGAAAGAATAAGACAACTAAGAGTATTTACTGATATACCCTCACTAAAAATTGCTTGAGTTCCATATAGAATATTCTTGCTACCATGCAGTATTTCCTTTATCAATTCTTCTCTTTGCTCATGTGGTACTTCACCAGTAACACAAATAGAGTTTTCGCCAGTCAGTTCGGCACAACTTTTTAAAAAGTGAACTCGATCTGAGACTACAAGAACTTTGTGTCCTCGCGCCGCATATGCCGATGCTAACATTGCAACAGAGTGGCGATACTCGTCGTTATTTGCAATTGCATTGACTCGTTTAGCCCACGGAATGTTCGCCCCATCGGGAAACCTAACCTCACTTCTGTATATGTGAATACTTGGCGTGAGGAAATTCTCTTTCGGTGGTTTGAAAATATGCGGGCTGAAGTAGTCTCTGAAGACAACGTGTTTTCCGTCCTTGCGTTCAATAGTACCAGAGAGTCCAATCTTATACCGAGCATGAGAAGTATCAATAATTTTAGCAAATGTCGGCGAAGAAACGTGATGCATTTCATCTAATATTATAGTTCCAAATTCTTTTCTTATCTTTTCTATATTTCTGTACAAAGTTTGAGTGTTCCCAATAACAATAGGACTATCAAGCTCAAACCTACCACTCCCAATAATCCCAGGACTAAAGCCATAAACTTTCTCTACCTCTTTGGCCCACTGATTTCGTAGAGGTACAGTATGTGTCACTACAAGTGTTTTTTGTCCGAGTTTTCCTGCGATTGCGAGACCTGTAAAAGTCTTTCCCCAACTTACCCAAGCGTTAATAATACAGTTATCATCCAAGCGGTCATAAACATCCTGCTGGCTTCGCCGTAGCTCAAATTGAAACTCCGGAAAGTCAGCAGGAATGTCTAGACGTTTTTCAACAATTTCATAATCATTGGGTATAAGATCCGTTCGTCCAATTGGTATAGATACCAAATTTTCGCGCACCCGCTGCAGATTTTTAATAATCTGTGGAGGGTCGTTTGGATTTTGCGAAGGAATTTTATAAGTAAGTTCATCCGTTAGAATCTTTCGATACTCGGGGCTTGCTTCCATGAATATTCTGTTGCTCAGTACTGCTTTCATCGTATAATACACACCAAAATCGAGGTTCTTCTTTTGTTACACATATTATGTTTCCATACACAGGTATACACTCTTCTACAAGTTCAACACTGCTTCTCCAATCTAAACATAAACGGTCGTCAGTAGTAGCACACCCAGCTACAAGAAGTAGCGGTATTAGTTTCTTCATTCATCCTAGTCCTAGTTGCTCCTTGGCAACAATGTAGCGTTTAACAAAATCACTACGAACTATATCGTTAATTTCAAAATCAATTACATCAAACATATCAGTGGCTTTCAAAATACGAATAAAGTCTCGTAGTCCGTTTTTCTGTAAGTCTGCCTGACGAAAATCTCCACAAAAGACAACCCTACAGCCTACCCCCACACGAGTTATTATACTATCTAACTCGTGAAATGACATATTCTGACACTCATCAATAATAATTGTAGCATTACGAAGAGTTACTCCTCTAATAAAAGAGGTTGTCATAAAATGTACTAATGCTTTTGTTTTTAATATTTGATACGCATCTCCACGTTGAAAAAGCTCTACACAAATATCTTTGTAAGGCTCTTCGTATACAGATGCTTTTTCTTTTTCTGTTCCTGGAAGAAACCCAATGTCTCTTGTGGGAACTGCACTGCGAATAATTACGAGCTTGTCCATCTCGCCCTTTCGAATGCTCGTAGCTGATTCTTAGTGAGCGGCTCAATCTCTTGCAACTCTAAGTTTGCACCTTGTAAAGTTTTAGATTTTTTACGCATAATTTATACTTTTCTTCGAGTGTCTTCACGACGGTCTTCAGAGTACTCGTATAAAACCCAGGGAAGGGTTCCATAATGTAAAACCCCAGCATACCGCATTTCGCTTGCTGGTGGCCGCGGAATAACAAAAGAACTCTTTACGCCTTCTAACTTCAGAAGGGAGGCAGTGTCCTTTTGTACTATAGACTTAATTCTGTAATATTTTAACTTACAAAACTCTGTCTTTTCATAGATAAACGGTATGCCGTTGGTATCTATAAAATGCTTTTCTTTGACTTTTATCATACCTCTAAAGTTATCTATCTGATGCTTTAGAGGGTGCAAATTTTTGTGT